TAACACGTGTCATACCGGTACGTAGGCTAGCTACCATAACGCGACGTTGTGTCTCTACCAACTCTTGTGTGTCAATGCGTAGACCGCGTTGATTACCAACAATGAAGTTACCTGGGTTCACGCAAATTGCGCCTGGAACACCTGTACCTGGAGTAGCAAACTCACCAGAAACTAACACTGGGCTTCCACCGATTTGACCGATTTGACCTGTTAGTAATGTAGCCTGTGTACCAACTTTGTTCATTGTTTGGAACTTTTCGTCATCCAGCAAGTTGTAGTAAACATCGGTATTAACGATATAAATTACTTCTTGTGGATCTAGACCCCAAACACCAAGACCTTGACGTAGTGTACGTAGTTTAGCAACTGTCAAACCTGCAGTAGTTGTATTACCAGTAGCTGTAGTGTTAGTAGCCCAGTTAGACAATCCCTTAACTGGTGTAGTTGCATCGCCAGCACCTAATAAGAATGCCTTGTCAACACCACGAGCAACACGACGAATCATACCATCACGGATGATTGGCATTAAAGCCAATAATGCGTCTTCTTCTTCTTCGTATGCTGTATACTCGTTTGTAGCAAGTTTGTATGCATTTAAAGTGATTTCTTTGATAGCGTGTGTAGCGTTTCCACCAGCACTTGCACCAGCAGCACCCAATGTACCTGGAGCAGCGCCAAAATCACTATTAGCAACCCAAGTTGCAGTACCTGCTTCTGGATTAACTGGAATTGTCATTACGTTAGTTTGCATTGCAATGTTGCGGAAAATAGGTGCAACAACTAAACGACGACGAACTTCAGCTTCTAGATTTAAGCTAACTTCTAGTTCCCAGGTAGCCGTAGGAACGTGATTGCCATACTTTTCGGCATAAGCGCGACCTGTACGTGTAGCTTCAATAGACTTACCAGACATTTTGGCTAACAAAACTGCCTTCTCTTTTTCAGCCATAGTCATTTCACCAGCTTTAGCATCAGTGAAAGTCATACGTGATTTTTGAATAGCTTCTAGTTCAGCAGCTTTTTCTTTAACAGCAGCTTCTAAACCAGCTAAAGCTGATTTGCTTTGCTCTGTTTGAGCTTCTAAACGCTTTTCTACTTCGGCTAACAAACGCTCAGCGCCTGTGTCGACAGTAGATACTTGTGCAGCAACGGCTGCTTTAACTTTAGCATCGAACTCAGCGTTAGCTTTTTCAGCAGCAGCTTTTTGATCAGCGGCTTTAGTTTGAGCTTCGATAACAGCTTTCGCTGTAGATTCTGCGGCTTTAGCAGCAGTGTCTGCTAGCAATTGTTCTAATTGTTTTGGATCCATGATGTCCCATTCCTTTTTGATTTCGCTATTTGCTTCCGTTGAGGATTCTAGCCCTTTAGCTGACTCGCTGTTGGGTGCAAATTGCAGTTTGAAAGATTTCAATTCTTCGGCATCGTCAAATGCTTTAGAAAGACTAAATAGAGTATTTTGATTTGCTGGCACTGACACTACTGAAATTTCATGTAGTTCCAATTCTTTTACTACGAACAGCTCTTGAGCTGCATTGTATTCCGCGTCTACGATTCGGAATCCGATACTAAATGCGGTTAGTACACCGTCTTTTACAAGATTGTACACTTCTTCTGCTGCGCTAGAAATTCTGGCTTTAATCCATAATCCTTTTGCATCAACTTTGTGTTCTACCATTCGGCCAACTGGTTCACTATGGTCATGATAAGCTAAAATTACTGGATTCTTTAAGTAATTGGCAATACCTTTTTCCCATACACTGGCCGGCACTACATCCCCTTGGCGATCTGCATCATTGGTACTTGCGTAACCAGCAATATAAACACTACCTTCTGGATCTGTACTTGCTGGTAGAGTATCACTCTTTGTAAAAGAACTGTTTAAAAACAGAACTTTATTTTTATCTACCATAATTTTCCTTTATTGCTGAGTGTCTTTGGGTGTGTTACCTGGAGGTCTTCCACCTTGTGACGGGTCAGCGGCCGAACCTGCAATATTAGCAGGGATTCTTATTTCGTCATGACCTGTCATTGATTCATAACGTAATTCAATTCTAGCTTCGTTAGCAGTAATAATTCCTGCGTTAACTAATGTAGAGTAATATGCTGCTTGATCTTTTAATTCTGGTTGTAATGCTGATACTGTACTTGTAATTGCTTCAACGTCGTATCCATAATAACGTTCTAGTGCGGATACAAATTTTCTAACAACTGGTAGTACTGTTTCTAAGTAGAATAAGCGTAAGTTAGGCGAGATATTAGCATTATTACCGCCAGCTAATAAGATGGGAGGTACGCCAATAACTTGCATTAATTTTTCACTATGATTTTTAATAGACTCGTTAAAGTCCATTTCTTTAAAGTTTGTGTCCGAGACGGATGCAGGTTTAAGTCCACTATCTAAAATTACTGGACGCTTACCGCCTTGTTTTGAGCTGTATTTTTGTAACCAGTATTGTATTGTTTTTTCTTTTGCAACTTGTGATAGTGTGTTGTCACTTGTCAATACTAAACCAAATACAGCACCATTTTCAAAGTACTGTTCTTGAAATTGTAACATTGAGTATAGTGTAGCAATTGTTTTTTGTGCAGATTCTAAGCGGCTAGAACCGCGATAGATAGACTGACTATTAAGATCACGGAAGTGAAATACTTCCTGCTCAGGAAAAACAACTACACCGTTATATCTGTAACCTTGAATAAATGTTTTAACGTCTGTTAAAATTTCTACATTTATACTAGGTAGGTGGTACATAAATGTACCATCAAAGTGTATGAACACGTTACCCTCAAGTATTAAATCTTGAAAAATAGCTTGTCTAAATTCTTGTACACTTTGATAAGGATTTGGTCTAAAGTTTAATAAATTGTGTAGTGTTTTTTGGCGTATGCCGTTAACAATACCATCATTTAACTTATCTTTTACATCATAGTCCATAGAACTACATGCCGACACTAGCATGTTAACCGAACGATTAACTGCTTCAATTTTTTTAAATGCTTGTTGATAGGTAATCGTACTAGTTGTAGTTACGAACGTACCTTCTGACTGTGCAATTCTGGCCTGTGCTGGGTTTAGTTTTTCTACAACCCAGTCACGTGTATTGGTAATCCAACTCATAATTTATCCTAAATAAATTGGCTAAAAAATGAACCACTACTCGTCTTAGGAATTTCACGACTACCACCGTCCGCAATTTTTTGGCGTTGCAGTTCTATCCAACGAACTTGCTTTTGTTCTGAACCAGTTTGTGGAGTCTTACCATAAACACCGTGAAGCTGAACATGATGACGATTACATAGGGTGTAAACTTGATCATATAGCTCACTACGGTGCTCTTCAATAAACTCATCACGAACGGCTAAAATGCCATCATCAGTTGAAATATCATAGCTTTTACGAGCTGCCCAAGTGTTTACCAGGGTAGTGATCGAGTGAGTATGATGTAATTCCAATTCTTGATTAGTATTGCAGATATAACAGTGATCTTGCTTTTCGTAAGCAGACTTGGCTCTATCTCTTATCCATTTAACTGCTATACGCTTATTGGTATTTGCAGCCATGTTACTTTAATGTACTACGCAGCATCCAGCTGTGTTTTTTGTGAGCATCTTGGCGATCAGCCAAAAAGTTTGAGAATCCGTGATCGCCAAACTGTTCGGCAATTACAAATGCTTGCTTAAATAATTCAGCTAAATTATCGCTGTCCGCCAACAATTCTTGAGCCATGCTGATTGGTTGTGGTACCTGATCTTGTCCCACAACAGTACTCAAACTATTTAAAATGCCAAGCGAGGCAGGTGTGTAGCTGCGAAGAGCGCGAAGCTCTTCAGCAAAGGTGTCAATTGACTCGTAAACTTCAGTATAGATACGCTCAAAAATTAAGTGAAACTCGTAAAAGTCAGGACCTTCAACGTTCCAGTGAAAGTTAGCAGCTTTTAAATAGAAGGCAAACTCTGAAGCAAATAGTGCTTGCATTGTCTTTATGTACTGATCTTGATCCATTTTTTTATCCTGTGGTTTATTTTAAAACCTATATGTGCATTACAAGTATTATACTACAAGAGGATAAAATTGTCAATGTAAAAATTTTATTACCCTAAATTGTATAAGTATAAAGTGCATAACGAACCGCATCAGCCATGTGACTGTACTTATCATGCAGTGGTCGTTCGCGCTGTAAG